TGATCTAGCAGCAACACGTCCCCATCGTAACCGGGCTGGTCAATTCGACTCCCCCACTTCAATAAATCTCGCCCATATTGCCTAACACTCTGGTTATACCAGTCATCCTTAAACTCAGGCGTTGGAATGTTCATCCGTTCCAACACCACGTAAACCAGATGGATGCAGTCGATTGCTCCGTCCGCCCCAGTGCCATCGGCACCTAAGCGATACGGTCTGCCAATCAGATCAATCACGCAACTCGAACGCTGCTAGTCAAAGGCAAGTGACCAACAAGCTGCCGCGTCAAACGCTTGCGTGGCACGTCCGCACCAACAGCATCAAACACTGAGGCCATCTCTAGTGTCAGCGCTGTGCTGTCCCATTTGGCGCTAACGATCTGCCCGATGTATTGATTCAGCAAGGTGTAACCGTCCTTGTCATCTGGGTCGATCAATACGGTGCGGACGTTGGCTAGATATTCGTCCTGCACAGCAATCGTTGCAAATGGACGGCTCAGCTCGTTATTTGGGAAAGCGATCGTTGCGGGCTGGTTGTCGCCTGACTTAGTGACGGTGACGCCTGAAAAGGCAAACGGCAAGAAGCCAAAAGCAGTGCCGTTAAAGTCTGCGTTTTCTCCGACCCAATAGTTCTGGAACTTGTAATCGCCCAAAGTCGTGGGTGAGCGCAGCGTCAAATAATGACCAAACGCAAGAGCGGTATCACTCATGAGAGACCAACCCTCCGGCGCTGTGATGTGTTCTGCCTAAGAGTAGTCAAGGCACGCTGCTCACCTTGTTTCGCACCGTTAGCTGCAGCCTGCTGCATTCCACGCTGGAACTGATCAGCAGTCACATAATCAACGCTGTTGATGCGTTCGACGGTGTAGCGAACATCAATAGGGCCGCCAACTGCTGTGCCGCCACCGCTAGCTGCAGTCGCTCCACCGCCACTCGGAATCACACCAGGACCACGCACTCCGCGTGAATACCGAGCCATGCTTTCGCGCATCTTCGACTGAGGAATGATGTACTCAGGTTCACCACCCTCTCCAACCATTCCAAGCGTTGGCTGGCTAACAACACCGCCTTGATTAAATGCCTTGAAGCCGCCTGGTACATAGCCGCCTTGTGCGTTTTGGGCAAGCGGAAACATGTTAGGTCCCAGTTTCATGTCGAGGCCATCTGTGTATTGTGCAACGCCTTCGATGTTCAAATTGTTTCCACCACCAGTCGGAATAAACGAACTAATAATTTGTGTAATAAATTTAATTGCCTGCATCTTGATGGCTTCTGCAATTATCTTTGCCGCCATATCAGCAAAGTTATTGGCGACACTCTCAAAGAAGCTTGCTAACGCCTGTCGAGCAGATGCTTGTCCTGTAATGACTTGCTTGAAAGAATTAGCAAAAGAGTCGCCAATAGCAGTTGCAGCAGCAATAACTTGATTGGCCGGATCAATCAACTTATCAAAATTTCTGCGCATCTCTGCCAAGGCTTTATTGATGCTGGTAAAGAAGTCTGGGTCAAGCTCTTGTCGCAGAGCAGCAAGGCTCTTTTCGATCATGTCTTCACTAGCCCCTCCTTCCTCTAGCTTTCTGCGCTCACGTTCAATCTGCAGTCGGATGTACTCCTGCTCCGTAATCAAGCCAAGCTTGTACTGGCGATCTTCAAGAGAAGCCTGTAGATCGCGTTGTACTTTCAGCTCGTCTTCCTTGATCTTTTTGATTGCAGCAGCAAAGTCTGCATGAGCTTGTTCTTGCAGGTTGATGCGCTTATTGACATCCTCTGTTTCTTCTTTTGCAGCAGTCAGGTCAAGAGCTAATTGCAAGTGTGCCTGCAGCCTTAAGTCCTCGGTTGCCATCGCGCCACGCATTTGGCGACGTAGAGCAAGCTCAATGTCACCCATTGGAGTCTTGTCACCAGTTCCACCAAGGAAAGTCTCAAAGTTATTAAGACCAAGATTCTTCAGAAGCTCTTCTATGTTCAATCCTTTTTCTGGAGCACGGCCAGCTATGGCTGCTCTAGCACCAGACAATTGCATTGACGTGATTGCCTGAGCGTCAAGCAATCCCTTGGTGGTGCCAATTGACAGAGCTGGCAAGTCTGGATCCTGCAAGCTCTCCGCCAGCCTTTGCACATCACCTTCAGCGCCGGTCAGAGGCAGCTTGCGCCCTGCCTTGCCTGCTTCTCTTAACCCAGCAGCAGCAGTAGGATCTTTTTCAATAATTCCTTGAATTTTATTCAAAGTTTCAAGGCGTTTTTTATATTTATCGACCCGCTTGCCAGCGTCCTCCAGAGACATTACGCCGCTGGTGATGTCATCAATAAAGTTTTTGTGCCTCTGACTAGCCCTAAACATTGATACGCCCAGAGCTGTAATGCCAAGAGCTAGCAAAGTAATAGGATTTCTTGCCATCGTTAAAGCCAACGCCTTCAGCTTGAGAATCAAGGCACCGACTGCTGTATTTAGCTTGAATCGAATAAACCTCGCTAGCAAGGCCACTGAAAAAGCAAAACCTTTTGCACCCATTGCAGTGCCAACCTTCACCAGTGTTGTGATCAGAGCGCCCAGCACAGCGCCGCCAGCCAGCACTAATACTGTGTCAATCAGATTGCGGAAGTTTTTGATGACAATAACAATTCCATTTACAAGAGCTTCTATGGCTCCAGCAACAGCTTTGGCAAGGTTGACGATTACTGGTGTCAACTCAGCCAAAGAATCAGCAATGCCTGTTTGCAGCTTTGCTCCAACATCGATCAACTGCTCGCCAAGCTGTCTGCGAACCTCGTCAAATGAACGCTTTTGACGCTCTCCTGACTCCTCTGCGCTGGCTGCCATCGCCAAAGCGCCGTCGCTGTATTTCTTGGTTACAAAGACCAAGAACTTCACCAAACGGTCAAGACCAACTTCTCCGTTCTTAAGCATCGTCTGCAGCTCAGACGTACTTATATCGTTGGCCTCAGCAAAAGCTGTAACGGCTGCGGGAAAACGCTCGCCGAGCTGCCCAGAGAGTTCCTCGGCTGAAATTTTACCCTTGGAGAACATCTGCACCAAGGCAGTCAATCCTCCTCTTACATCTTCTGCAGATCCTTTTGTCGCTTTAATTGCTTTAGTCGTGCCAAGGAATGCCAGAGCAGCTGTCTCAATGGTTCCACCCGCGCCTAAAACAGCAGCGCTGAGTCGAGTCATTCCAACAGTGGCGTCCTCACGCTCAACGTTCAACTGATTAACGGCGTATTCAATAGCCTCATTCGCCAGAGTAACTCTGCGAGCTGACTCAACCTGATTTTTTTCTTTCTGCAAAATCCTTTCCATGGCCTTTTCGGCCAATCGAATAGATGCTGCGTAATTAGTAAATTCACTAATTTGCTGTGCAGCTACTCCAGCACTGGTGCCAATGCCTCCACCAATAACTGCTCCCCCAGGGCCGAATGGAGCACCAAGCAATGCACCTGCTGCACCTGGAGCGCCACCAAAAATACCCGCAGACGCAACAGCGCCAACAGTTTGTGCCGCTCCTTTGAGGCTAAAACGCTTTTTGCCAAGCTTGCTGAGCTTGCGGTCAACCTTGTCTATCTCTTTGGCAAGTTCTCTAAAGTCTCGGCTTGTGGGATCAAGGCCAGCACGCAACTGAGCAAAAGCAGCTTTTTGTGCATTAAGACTGTTAACGCTTCCATTTGAAGCAGCAGCCTGGCGCTTGATCTCAGCGGTCACCTGAGACAAGGAACGACCCATCATTTCAGTGGCCGCTCTGCTTTCGGCAGAGCCGATGGCTGCAATCGTCCTGAAAAGACCAGAAGCTTCTCTCGGCTGGTCGAGCATTAAAGGAGGCAAAGCTCCTCTTTCTCTACGCCTACGATTCCTAGCGATAGATTTGGCTACAGGGTCAGTCTCGCCACCAAATCGGCCCACGGTCCCCAAGCGTGACCTGATCTGTGCTTTACGACCAGTTGGATCAAGAGGATCTAAATCGAGTTGGCTTTGAATTTGATTAATTCGATTTAGGGTTTGTATGTACTCTTCACCGCCTATCACTAACGCACCTAAATCATTGCGAAGCTCTCGCAACTCCATCTGAAGATTATTTGTTGTGCGGGGCAATTCATTCAGCTCTGCGCCAAAAGTTTTTACTATCTCAGAAGCACTTCTAATTTTTTTGTTGTTATCAACTTGTACCCTTGTAGTTGCGGCAACTGCTGCAGCAAGCCTGCCTTCAATCCTGGTTCTAGCCTCAGCAAGAACGTTCAACTGAGCCTGCTGCGCCAAAAACTGAGGATTTACTCGCCCTTCTGCATCGAAAGCCTCTTCAAGCTTTTTGCCTCTTAAGAAATCTTCTCTCTCAAGAAAACGTCCTGGAGTTGCCTTAACAAAAGATCCTCTGCGCCTAATTGCCGCCTGGCTAGTCTCAGCAGTTTTTTCGGCTTTCTTGAGTTTCGATTCATAAAGAGCAATATCTCTGCCTAACTGATTGAAAGTCTTGCTGTTGATAGCAGCCTGAGCCTGCAACCCTTTAAGAGCTGTGACTTGTCCTTTAATAACATTTATGCTTTCGCCACCCTTGGCTGAAAAGTTTTTAACACCTTCAGCTATTTGCTGAAGGCTTTTGCCAGTTATGTCAGCAGTACTGCCAAGACCCTTAAGGCTGCTTTTGACCTTGGCGATCTCTTCGACGCCTTCCAGGCCAAGCTTAATCTTGAGTTCCTCAAGAGTCTTAGCCATTTGCCTTCTTGCTGAATTCGGTCAGTGCAGCGGATTCCATAATGCGGAGACCCTCTAGCACTTCGCGACGGTTCTCCACATCATAAAGGTCAAAAAGGCCCC